CTCCTATCCACCGCATCACCGGGACGGCCATTGAGTTACCGCAAGCCTTGTATCGTGGCCCATCGGGGCATTGGTCGGCTTCCTTGTTGCGGTATGGAATCTTCGTCCAATCATCCGGGAATCCCTGCAAGCGTTCGCATTCCTTGGGGGTCAGCCTTCGGATAGCCATTGAGTGCATCACCTTCGGCCCCGAAGTATTTGTTCCTCCAACCGCTTCGGTTATTGTCGCACTCGTTTGCCCATTAATGGATTGATTGTAAACATCCACGGCAATGGGTTGCAACACGGCTCCAATATGCTCCGTATCGGATTGTGAGCGAATGGTTTGCGTGGTGTGGTTGTTGGTGGTGTAATTGTAGGTGTCCACGGCTATCGGTTGGGCAACTGCGTGTGGCCCTCTTGCAACTAACGATGACATTGTTTCTTCTATCTCAATTCTTGGCTCAAATCTTGCATTCTCGCCTTGATTGAATGCTGCACGGTCAATCACTACTTGACTTGCCTCTCCAACGCTTCCTTCAACATCGGAGGCAAATTCTTCCCTCTTTTTTCTGCCCGGTTTAGTATTCCCTTGCAGGCTTTCGGACTCAAATAGAACCGCTGCGGCAACTCGCCAATCTCCAAGGTATCCGACAACAAACACTCTTCTGCGTCTTTGTGCGACTCCGAAGTATTGAGCGTCAAGAACTCGGTAGGCGAACCCATACCCGAGTTCGCCCAACGCCCCGAGGAAGGTTCCAAAATCTTTTCCTCCGTTGGACGACAAAACGCCTGGGACATTTTCCCACACAATCCACTTGGGACGGCGTTTATCAGCGATTGAAAGAAATGTAAGCATGAGGTTTCCTCTTGGGTCAGCAAGACCTTTGCGAAGTCCTGCAACGGAGAAGGATTGGCACGGAGTTCCTCCGACCAAAAGGTCAATTGGTTGTTCATTGAATTGTTGGAATTGGTTAAGTTGAGTCATATCCCCAAGGTTGGGGACATCGGGGAAACGGTACTTGAGGACTGCACTTGGGAAATGCTCAATCTCGGAGAACCATTGAGCCTCCCATCCAAGGGAGTGCCAAGCAACGGATGCGGCTTCAATGCCCGAACAAACGGAACCGTACCTCATGCGTTTTTGGCTTGGAGGATGCGACCGAGCAGGGTCCAGTTAACGGACCACGCCTTGATGGTTTCGGAGCGGTCGGGGCGGGAGCAAGACACGCACTCCTTGCGGATGTGGATTTGCCAGCGGCGGAAATCGGTGGGGGTTGGTTTCATGGGTTTTGGTTTAGGTTCAGCAAACATATACACAAGTTAGCAACATTCAGCCAACACTTGTTGGAAATCTTCTACCGAGCGGATGACTACATACCTGTAGCCAACTGCCTCCACGACCCCCTGCCACCATTTCTGCGAGAGGGACTGCTTGCCCTTGGGTGTTTTAAATTCAAGAAATACCGCTCCTTTCGGGGATAGGTAGGTCATGTCAGCAACGCCAGCGGTCAGCCCGATGCCTTTGAGGAAGAACCCGTTGGAACGGGAGCGGGGGTTGTTGAGGTTGAGGAATAGCAGCCCCTGCTCGTTGGGTCGCATAAGGGCAAACAACTTGACGCAGGCGGCTTGCAAATTATATTCGTCCATCATAGCGAATTGGGTGGGTACTCGTTGGCTTTGGTATAGGGAAGGTGGCATTGGATATTTGCGATGCCGAGGGAACCGTTGCGGTTCTTGCGTACGATGACCTCCATGAGGTCCGCTGGCTGGCTCCTGTCGTGTTCGTACGGTCGGTAAACAAAACCGATTTTGTCAGCGTCAAACTCCAACTGCCCCGTTTCCCGAAGGTCGGACATTATCGGCCGATGGTCGCTGCGTCCTTCCGTTGCACGGGATAGGGACGACACGACAACCCCGAACACCTTCTGCCGTTTGCAAATGGCTTTAAGGGTTTTGGAAATGTTGGTCATCTGCTCAATTTTCGGCTTAGCCTTGTCAATCTTGGTTGGCTCAACCAGTTGCAGGTAGTCCAAGTAGAATCCGCAAATCCCGTACTTGGTTTTCAGTTTAGCGATTTCGCCTTCAATGCGGTCAAGGTTGGCTTGGTGCAAGTCTACGATGTAGAGCGGTTTGGACTTTAGGAGGTCCGCTTTTTGACCCAAGTCCATGAAATCTTTTGTGCTAATTCTCTCCGTGGGGTTTAGAAAGTGCGCCCCATCCATGGTGGCGAGGTTGGAAAGCATCCTCTGGGTCAGTTGCTCCGCTGACATTTCCAGCGTAAAGAACACGACGGGAATGTCGGCCATGGCTTGGTTCATTGCGATTTGCAGGGCCAAGAGCGTCTTGCCCATTGCGGGCCGACCGCCAAGGAGAATGAACTCGGTAGGCTTGAATCCCGTCAGCATTCGGTCCATTGGGCTGATGTAAGTGGGAAATATTGAATCCTTGCGTCTGCCTTCCCTGACCTCGTTCATGTTCATGAGGTAGGTCTTGGCCAGTTCGTGGGCGGTCGTTTCGGTGGCGTTGGTTTCCACGGCTTGCATGGATTGATAGCGGGCGAAGGCTTTGGGAATGTCCCTGTCATGGGCCAACTCGTCCATGATGCGCTGCTCTTCCCGTTGCTTCCATGCTTCGTTGAGGTCGGAGGCGTACACCTTCCAATCGGAGGTCAGCGTGTTCCCGTCAAGGATGTCCACAAATTCAGCGATGACATGGGCTTGCCCGTTGTCAATGAGGTGCTTGTGAACGGCTACCAGGTCCACAGGTCGCTCCGCTCGGTGGAGGGATTCAATCGCCCGATATACGAGGACATGGTTCCCCGTGAATAGGCGTTCGGGGATTTGCAGGAGCAGGACCGCTCGGTTGGTAAACTGGTCCATGAGGCAGGACAGGAGCCTGCGTTCAGCGGTAAGATGGTAAGGGTTCATCGTCGGTTTGGTTTAGTGGGTTGAAGGTAGCATTGCGGGGAATTACTTGATCCTCCCATCGGCCTTGGTTGAGGTAGGTGGCCGCATGGGGTACGAATTGCACGGGGGTTTCGGAGTAAAGGCGGGCGATGTTGTTGATGGCTGCCTGCTGGTCTTCGTCCTTCAACTTGGCGAAGGCTTTGGATGCGGACTGCTTGGAGGTCTTGCGGGGGTAGAGGGTCCAAAATTGGTCAAACAAAATACTGCTATCCCTCTTGGGCTTTGCCATTACCCCTTCCTCCTTTGCATTATCATTCTCCTTTTCATTATCATTCCCATTATCATTACTCATTAGGTTATGGGGTGGTTCGGGGGTGGTTAGGTCTTGGTTAGCCTTTGGTTTCCCGCCCTTGCAACCGTTCTCGTATTTCCGCTGATTAGCATCCAGTTGCGGTTTTATGGATTCCCACACGGCCCGAACATACCTGCTCATTTCGGGTTCGTGTTGGTCAAGCCCGTACTGCACGATGGCTTGGAATAGTTCCAACTGCTCAACTGGGTCAAGGTGTTGGATGCTCTTGAGGAATGAGCGGTAGAAGATGAATGAATCTCTCATAGGAGGTAAAAAAAAACCCTGACTGATTGCAGCAGCCAGGGCAGGGGTTAGAGAATGAACCCTTTATCGGAAGCACCATTTGGCTGCAATTTCAAATGGGCTATAGTAGTAAATGTAATCTTCGGGCAAAGTTACACTAAAACGGCATATCTCCAGCCTGTGGTTCAAATGCGTTGGCTGGACGGGATTCGTTCATCGGCTCTACTTTGCCGCTTAAAAACTTCTTGCCTGACTGTCCCTCCTTGACCCATGCGGAGAGCCGCATCTTGGTCCCATCGGGGAGGATGATGTCACCCCTGTAATCGGGCCGCTTGGGGTTGTCACCTTTGTCGTTGGCGAACAGGGAGAAGGTGTTGGGTTGTGGGGTGTAGTTGCTCATGGGTTTTAGATTGGGTTTTGATTGGGTTGAATTGAATATTTGCAAGTTTCTTTTGTGAGCCATTTAGAGGCCCGTAAATCGCTTAAAATTCGATAGGTGGTACGGATGGTCACCCCAAGAACTTCGGCGAGTTCTGTGGCCCTGTACGGGCGTTGTGCGAGGTATGACACGGCGTAGATGGTGGCGACCCTTCGTTGGATTTCTTTTCCTTTGGGCTTGGGCATGGTTAGGGGTTTATGGTTAGCCAGTAGTAAGACCTGTCGCTTTGCAACCACCCCGTTGCTTTGAGGTGGGTAATGATTCGGTAGGTTTGGCGGAGGGGCAAATCTACGGCCTCGGCCAATCGTTCAACACGCATGGGCTTGTTGAGCAGTAGGTACACGGCCTTGACCGTTGCGTTGCGGTTTCGGCGTTGGGAGCCTCTCTTTTGGATGGGTTGTTCGGGCATCTTAACTGGTCTTAAAAGTTACTGCGATGCTTGGTTTTGTCCCCTTTGCGGGACATACGGGAACGGCCTCGCCCGTCGCTTCGTCGTACACCGTTGCCTTGCCAGCGTTGCGGAAGGCCATCTTGAGCAGTTCTTCCCTTGCTTTCATGGACGCTTGCAGGTCGCTCCACACCTGATCGTGCTGGTAGTCGGGAGTCAACGCCCCCTCCTTGACTTGGATTTCAGCACCGAAGGCGGAGAAGGTCTTCCCGTGCTTTTCGGCTTCGTCCCTCACGATGTCCTCGGTGGCCTTTAGGACTTGCTCCAGGGCTTTGACGACCGCTTTGAGGCGTACATGGGCGGCGATGGGGTTGACCTCTCCTTCCTCGATTCGGAGGATGAGGCCAGCGGCGATGTCGGCGATGTCAGCCTTGCTGATGTCCGACTTGGGGATGGTTACTAAGTGGTTCATGGGTTTGG